TTCAAGATGACGCAATCACATTAGGAAAAATGGCCCCAGGAACAGATGGAAATATTATTTCATATGATACTTCAGGTAATCCGGTAGCAGTAGCTACGGGTAGCTCAGGACAAGTTTTAACAAGTGCAGGTGCTGGAGCAGTACCTTCTTTTCAAACACCTACAGTTGGTGATATAACTGCAGTTACTGCAGGTACTGGTATGACAGGAGGTGGAGCTTCTGGAGATGTTACTTTAAATGTTATTGGTGGTACAGGTATTACAGCAAATGCAGGTGATATAGCAATTGATAGTACAGTAGCTACGTTAACAGGAAGTCAAACTTTAACTAATAAATCTATTGTAGCAACTCAGCTTACAGGAACAATTGCAGATGCAAGATTTCCAGCAACTTTACCCGCACTTAACGGAAGTGCTTTAACAGCTTTAAATGCAACCAACCTTGGAAGTGGTACTGTACCAACTGCAAGACTAGGAACGGGAACAGCTTCATCGACAACTTTTTTAGCAGGGGATCAAACTTATAAAACAATCACAGCAGACATCACAGCAGTTACTGCAGGTAGTGGTTTAACAGGTGGTGGATCTTCTGGAGATGTAACATTAAACATAGGTGCAGGAACTGGTATTGATGTTGCAGCAGATGCAATTTCTGTTGATGTATCAGACTTTATGGCTAATGGTGCAAATAACAGAATTGTTACTGCAACGGGTACAGACGCACAAAATGCAGAAGCAAATATGACTTTTGATGGATCTACTTTAACGGTAACTGGTGCAGTGGTTCCAGGAGCCAATGATACTTATGATTTAGGGGCTGTAAGTAATGTTTGGAGAAACATCTACACTGGTGACTTACATTTATCTAATGAAGCAAAAGATGAAGGTAATGCTGTTGATGGTACAAAAGGTAATTGGACTATTCAAGAGGGTGCCGAAGATCTTTACATATTAAATAATAAATCTGGTAAAAAATATAAGTTTAAATTAGAAGAAATTTAATGATTTTTAATTTTGATAAAAAAGAAAAAAGAGAAGAACAAAAAATAGGAGCCTAAGTTATGGCCCTTGGAGTTACTGCATATTCAGAAGCACCTTTTAGTGCGGAACCATCAAACGTAATAGCTTATCCATTAGGTATTGAATTAACAGCTCAGGAAAACACTGGTATTGTTATAGGTGATGCCAATGTTCCTGTAACAGGAACACCTTTAGTTTCTGCTGTTGGAACAGCAAATGGTTTTTCATTGGTAAACGTTGATGTAACTGGTCAAGCTTTAACTGCAACAGAAGGAACACTTACACAATCATCAAATCAAGAAATTGACGTAACAGGTTTTGATTTAATTGCTAACGGAAGTAATCCTACCCACGATACACTAACAGCTTTTGGCGAAGCCCCTTTTGCTACATTAAGTCCTGCTACATTCAACATTCCTGTTGGGGTAGAGGCCACAACAGGTGGAATTGTAGGAACGTTCCCTCTTCCTATGTCATTAGGTACGGTTGCAATTATAGGTACTGCTAATATTTCTTTAACTGGTTTTGACTTAACGATGCAAGAGAATGATGTGTCGATCGAAGCAAATGTAGTTGTTTCTATAACTGGAGAACCTTTGACAATAACTCAAGGTACAACTCAAGCATTTACCGATGTTACAACAGAAGATGTGACTGGAATAGCAATGTCTTCTAATTTAAATAGTGTTGATGTTACTGCTAATGCAGATTTATCCTTAACTGGTTTTGACTTAACGATGCAGGAAGATAGCGTTACCATAGGCGCAAACGCTAATGTTAGTTTAAGTGGACAAGCACTAACAGCTACTTTAAATAGTATTGTAGTAGATCTAAACCAACAAGTAGATGTAACTGGTTTTGACCTGACTATGCAAGAAGGAACTGCTACAGCTCCTGATTCATTGGCTATATTAACAGGAATTGAAATGACAATGGCACAAGGCAGTATACAAAACATTATATGGAATCCAGTGGATACAGGAAATGCACCAATTGACCCTCCAGGTTGGAAAAAAGTAGCTTGATTTACATGCAAAATTTAATTATAATAAAATATTAAGGAATTTAAAATATGGCTAATACTACATCCACAAATTTAAAACTAACCGTACAAGCAACTGGAGAAAATTCTGGAACTTGGGGTCAAATTACTAATACTAATTTACTTATATTAGAACAAGCAATTGGTGGTTATGATGCTGTAGGGTTAAATGCAACCACTGGTGCAACTCTAACATTTTCAAATGGTGCTTTATCAAATGGTAAAAATCAAGTTTTAAAATTAACAGGAACTATTACATCAAATGTTGATGTTGTAATTCCTGATTCCATTGAAAAAACTTATATAATTGAAAATGCAACTACAGGTGTTTTTACTGTAACATTTAAAACCACTTCTGGAACAGGTATTACTTGGTCTACAACAGATAAGGGTAAAAAAATTCTATACTCTGATGGAACCAATGTCTTAGAAGGTGTCAGTTCAACAGGACAAGTAACTGCCACAGGACACATTTTACCCGGTGCAAATGACACTTATGATTTAGGAGCTGTAGGTAATGTATGGAGAAACATATATACAGGAGACTTACATCTTTCTAATAAATATAAGGAAAAAGGTAATATAGTAGATGGAACTAAAGGAAATTGGACTTTACAAGAAGGTGAAAATGATATATTTATGATAAATAATATATCAGGAGAAAAATTTAAAATTAATTTATCTAAGATATAAGGAGATTTATAATGGGATTATTTTCAGGCGGAACAGAAATTATTAATGGGGGAGAACTACTAGAAGGTGGTATTCCAACAGCAACGATTGTGCCATGGTCTTCTGCTTCAGTTCCATCTGGATTTTTAGAATGTAATGGTGTAGCAGTTTCAAGAACAACTTACTCTGCTTTATTTGCAATCATAAGCACAACTTATGGTATAGGGGACGGATCCACTACTTTTAATACACCTGATTTACAAAATAATACACCAGTTGGTAAATCAAATAACAAAGCTTTAGCATCAACGGGTGGAGCAAATACAGTTTCATCAACAGGAAACGTTGGTGGTTCAACAGCAAATGCAACTCTATCAACAGCACAACTTGCTTCCCATAGTCATAGCAGATCTTGGTATACTAATAATAATACTGGCGGAGCAGGTGATCCTTATTGGGGAATTTCACCAAATTCTTGGAATCCAAGTACAACTGTAACCTCACAAAATACAGGTTTAGGTTCAGGTCACTCTCATAATATGAGTGCAACTTTTTCAGGTGATGCTACATCAGTTTTACAACCTTATTTAGCTTTAATTTATATTATAAAAACTTAGGAGAAAAAATGACAACAAACTCAACATGGACAGTAGTATTTGAAGACAAAATAGTTATTAAAAATTATGCAGAAGGTGTTAATGAAGGTGTTTCATATAATATATCTGATAATTCTTTTTGGTCTGATTCTAAGTTTTCTAATATTTGGGCTATTCAATATGGTTCTTCTGACTCATCTGACGAAGTGGAATATAGAGATGAAACACCTCATTCATCATTTGCAGATGCAAACATTGGAGACATTAGTCAATTTTCATCTAAATGGGATTTAGCACACTTAACTAAATTGCAATCTGATTGGGATATTAATAATATCGGCACAGGTGAAGGGGATAATTTTGTTCCAGAAACTGAAGCTGAAAAAATTTCTAGAATAGGTGCAAGGCCTACTTCTTATTCTTCATAATTATCTTAACATCATCCAAGAAGTTAAAATATATTTCTCACCTGATAAAGGTGGATTACCTCTATGTAAATAAGGAAATCCAGCAGGCCAAATAACTATTCTACCTGTTTTAGGTTTTACTCTTTTTGAAAAATGTAGAAATTCTGTTTCTCCTCCATCTTCTACATCATTTAAATATATAGAAAAAACAAAAGCACGTGGCTCATTATCAAATCCTTTTCCATGTTCTATATGCCAAACATGATAGCCTTCTGTAGGAAGAGTTTTTTGAATCTTTAAACAAGTGAAATGAAATGGAACTCTATAAGCATCAGCAGCCCCAGTGTTTTCTATATAATGCTTTAAGGCTATATCAAAATTAAACATCATGGGTTTTAAAATTTCCCACCATACATCTACATTATTAGTTGCTGCAAAAAATTGTTGATCTTGTTTATGTAATATAGATGCTTTTTCAAAACCTATTCTATTAAGTGTATTATTAAATTTATTTTGATCTTCATATAATTTAATAGTTTTATTACATTCTTCTTTTGTAATGTAGTTGTCATACACTCCAATAAAGTTATTTATATTAACTGTTTTTTCCATAATATTTTTTCCTTTTGTTATATTATTTTAATTCTATATTCCCTGAAATAGATACTCTTTCCCCTTCACTTTTAAAAGGATTTACAACATGATTTAAATTTGATGGAAAAATTAAAAAGTCTCCTACCTCAGGTATTATATGATGAGAATTTATATTTAAATTTTCCCTAGATAATTTATTCATAAAAGTAATACACCCAGGTTTTTCTTTTTTGTTATTTGAAATTGTAAGGTTAATTTCTTTTTTTAATTCTTTTGTAATATTTAAATAAATAACAAAAGATAAATCACAACTATGACTATGAATTGGATTATATTCATGTTTAGTCATATAATTAACCCATGAACTTTTTAAGGTTATTTCACTACCTAGCAGTAAACCACGGTGTTGATATATAGCTTTAGAGTAACTATCTAAGTATGGAAAAATAATAGGAAATAGTTTTTTTACATCTACGACACGTTCATTTTTTATTAATCCAGCCAGTGTATGTCTATAATCCATATTATTTTTTTTACACAGTTTTTTTATTTTATTTATTTCTTGATTAGTTAGTTTTGTTTTATATAAAAAAGGTCCCCAATGGAAATATTCATAATTTATATTTTTCATTAATAACCTAATATTTTGTAATCTTTATAATTTACTGCAGCCATGAGACTATACTATACCTTGTTCCTTTAGTAATAGGTTCTATGCTATGAGGATACATAAAATTACTTGGAAAAAAAACAACTGATCCTCTATTTAGTTTTAGTCTTTTTATTTCCTTTTCTTTTTGATCAGTAAAAACTAAATCTCCGCCTTCATAACCATCATTTAAATTAATAATAATACTTAAATGCCTATTTGAAGTAGTATCATTATCAGTGTGTATTTCATATTTACCGCCAGGCGAATATTTTAATAAGTCTATTTGATTTATTAGTGAACTTGCCATTTTAGGAAATTTAGCTTTGTAAAAAATATATAATTTTTCTATCTCTTTTGTAATGTAATTAAAATAATAAATATCTGTGGGTGTTGTATTTTTTAAAGAATAACCATTAACATTTCTAATAGAGGTATCTTCAATAGATAAACCTACTTTTAATTTATCTTTAGCTTTATGATTTGTTACAGATATAATTTTATCTATAAACTCTGTGGAGACTACATTTTTTATCTCGACAATTGCTTCTAAATGATCCATAATCTTGAGTTATTTTGTTTCTTTCATTATATTCATAATTAATATATAAGGCATTATATGCTACAAAAATTAAATTTCAAGCCTGGATTTAACAAGATGTCTACGGATTCCGGAGCCGAGTCTCAGTGGGTTGATGGTGATTTTGTTAGATTTAGGTACGGATTACCTGAAAAAATAGGGGGTTGGTCACAACTTACAAATTCTAATAATACTTTACCTGGAGTAGCACGTGCTCAACATGCTTGGACAAGCATTGCAGGTGAAAAATACGTAGCTATAGGAACTTCTCAAGGTTTATTTCTATACTACGAACAAGAGTTTTATGATATTACGCCATTGGCTGCGGCCATTACTGGAGCTACTTTTGATGCAACATCTGGATCTCCTACGGTTACTGTCAATAAAACAGCACATGGTTTACTAGACGGAAGGTATATAACATTTTCATCAGTAACGGTTCCAACAAGTTCAGGTTACGCAACATCTGATTTTACAGACAACACGTTTGAAGTTTTAAATAAAACAGCTAATACATTTGAAATTACTATGCCTTCTAGTTCCGCAGCTTCAACTTCAGGAACAGGTTCGGCACAGATTGATCCATATATAATTGTAGGTCCTACATTTCAAACAGCAGGTTTTGGTTGGGGTACTGATACTTGGGGTTCTGATACATGGGGAACTGAAAGTGCAACTAGTAATGTAATTTTGGATCCAGGTTTATGGTCTTTAGATAATTTTGGTCAAATACTTACTGCAACTATTCACGACGGTGAAACTTTTACATGGAATGCGGGAGCAGCAACTCCAAGAGGAAATAGAGCAGTAGTAATGAGTGGTGCACCAACAGCAACAAGAATTACTCAAGTATCCGATAGAGACAGACATCTATTTCATTTTGGAACAGAAACTACAATTGGTGATACAACAACACAAGATCCAATGTTTATTAGATTTTCTAACCAAGAAGATTATAACACTTATAATCCTACTGCAACGAACACAGCTGGAACTTTTAGATTAGATAAAGGTAATGAAATTATAGGAGCAGTTTCCGGTAAAGATTATACTTTAGTTTTAACCGATAGTTCTGCTTATGTTATTCAATACGTTGGACCACCTTTTACTTTTTCAGTTAGACAAGTGGGTACTAATTGTGGTTTAATTGGTCAAAACGCTTTGTCTTATTCTAATGGTATTGTTTTTTGGATGTCTGGTGAAGGAGGTTTCTTTATGTTTGATGGTACAGTTAAAACTATACCTTGTTTAGTAGAAGATTTTGTATTCACAAATAGTGGTGGTAATTTAGGAATAAATTATAATTCTAGTCAACTTGTATATTGTGAACACAATACTTTATACAATGAAATTAATTGGTTCTATCCCGAAAATAGTTCCGAACAAATTAATAGATGTGTAGTGTACAACTACGCAGAAAACGTTTGGACTACAAGTTCACTTGCTAGATCAAGTTATGTTGATCAAGGGGTATATCAACTACCTTATGCAACTGATTATAATAAAACAGCTTTACCTAATTTTCCAATACAAGGAATTACAAATAAATATGGTGCATCAACTTACTATGCTCAAGAAACCGGAACCGATCAAATCAATAGTAGTGGTACTACATCCATTGATGCTTTTATACAATCCGGAGATTTTGATATAACTAATAATAATAACATAGCTGATTTAAGAGGAGATGGTGAATACATTATGTCTGTTAAAAGACTTATACCTGATTTTCAAATACTAACTGGTAATTCAAAAATTACTTTATTATTAAACAATTATCCAAGTGATACGGCCACAAGTTCACCTCTTGGTCCATTTACAATAACAAGTTCTACTGATAAGATAGATACACGTGCTAGAGGAAGATTAGTATCTATTAAAATAGCAAACGATGCTGTAGGTGAAACATGGCGTTATGGTACACTAAGACTTGATGCAAAACCAGATGGGAGAAGATAATGGCTAAAATAACTGCATACATACCTGAACCAAAACAAGATTACGAAGTAGAAAATCAAAGACAAATTCTACAGTCTTTAACTACTTTAAAAGATGAATTAAATTTTTCATTTCAAAATGATTTAAAAGAAGAACAAGATACATACAATTATTTTTTATCCTAATGACTATACAATATCAAAACGAAACCTTTAATTTAACAACAACTAATATTACAACGGTGTTGACTATTCCTACATCGGCTGTGGGGATAGTTAAAACAGTTCAAGCTGTTCATAACACTGCTAGTAACGTTGATACCGATTTATTTATTAGAAAAAATGGAGCAGGTGTGGATGTAATAATATCACATGAGATACTTAATAAAAATACGGTTAATATGTTAAAAAACACCTTGAATTTAGAAGCAGGAGATGCTATAAAAATGCAAGCGGACACAGCAAATGAAATTACAGGTGTTGTTAGTTATGCTTTATTAGACAGATCACAACAGAATGGATAAAATATGAATAATGAGTTACCTAAGATACACTGTACAACTACAGTGACAATTAGAAATACTAAAACAGGTTATATTTATAAAGATGAAACTGAAAAAGAATCTGACATAAATAATCCTAATACAGA